TGGTAAGGGTTCGGGTGTACAGAAAGCGAACTGGCTAGCCTCGGTGAACGCGGCACAGGTGATAGGGAGCGTGGTCCTACCGTAGTTGCAAAGTTGTGGGCACTGCGGTGCCTGAGCAGGACCAGAATCTACGATAGAGTGATGGGCCAAAGGAGGGCCTGAGCAACATGGCAAACAATCTCAGGCCCGCATCTTCGATCAATGACCTCCGCACTCAGGCGCACATGCAACTCTCTGCGCGCCTTGAGTCCCTCGACCTCACGCCTCTGCTTATCAGGACTCTAGGCAACAATCTCCCGGCATCCATCTTGCCTTATTTGATATGGGAACTCGACATGATGGTTCCCAGTGTCCCGATGCAGTCGTTGGGTGTCACTGCGCAGACCATCATTCAAAACGCGCTGCTACTGCACAAGATCATGGGCACTCCTGGGGCAATTATCCAAGCACTCACACTTTGCGGATTCACCGCAACAATCTCCGAGGGGCAGGCATCGTGGGGTGGATCGTCATATCCTGCGACCCAAGGATGGGCAGTCTTCCGCGTTGGAGTGAGCGGGTCTGGACAGACCGGAGTCATCGACGGAAGCAACCGCGTATTCAGCCTCCCCTCGGTTCCGGTTGGCAACTCTCTGCGCGTCTTCTACAACGGGCTCTTGCAGCGTTCAGGCGTTGACTACACATCGGCTGGGACAGGACTCACGATGGCCTTTGCTCCTGCGTTGAATTCTTCGCTGTGCGTCCTGATGCGCAAGGCCACGGACGGGACGCCGCTCTACTTCGATGCCGTTGTGCCGACCGTATCGGGTTCGAATCTGGTACTGCCAGACGCCCCGATTTCCATTGAACTCTACCGCAATGGGATGTTCCAGAGTTTTGGCGCGTCTCCCGATCAACTCGGCTACATGGCCACGATCATCAACTTCTTCAAGCCGGCGCGATGCTTGCTCGATTCCGTCTTTGCAGAGGGCAGAAAAGACTGCTACATTCTTGACGGCAACGTCATTGTGCCATCGGTGCCGATCGGCAGCGCATCTTTCCTTGCGTGGGGCACCTATGCGGGAACTGGAGCGGCACCGAACTTTGCCGATTGGATCACCCCGACCGGAACATTGAACGGGACCAACAAGGTCTTCACGCTGCCCCAATCCCCTAACCCGGGTGCCAGCCTTCGCCTTTACCGCGGATGGCAAATCCTGAAGCCTGGCGGCGTCGATTTTACCTTGAGCGGTGCAACGATAACCTACACCATCGCCCCGCCGCCCACGGCCACGCATCTGGCCTTCTACCGCTACTAGGGTGATGTACAATCGGCATTGACGGGTACAGAACCAGTCTGACTCGCCACAGGACCTTGATAAGAGGCTCAGTGGCGAGTCTTTCACTTTGGAGGGAACACCGATGGAAACGAAGATTGAACCGAACGAAACCGCTATTGTGACTCCTGTTATGCTGCCAGCCTGCCCGTATTGCGCAGACGATCCGGCCCGGCTCTCGATTATGAACCAGATCTTTCCTGGCGGCATGATTGGCGCCATCATCTTCTGCGGGAACCCGGAGTGCCGGAAGATCATCTCGACTCAGATCGTTGGGTGCATCGAGCAACAGGCACCGAATCAGGACTCGAAACCGCAAGAGGCCGTAGTTGCTGGCCCACAGTTGGTGAAGTCTCCGGAGGCCCTGTGAATCGATCAGTAAAGCGCATCATCGCCCTCGCCGCTCTCTGGCTATGCGCGGCCTTCGCCATCGCCCAGGCTCCTATCGGCGTTTGTTTATCAAACGTCGCACAGACCATCTCAAACGGCGTCATCGCTCCGATTCCCTACGCCACCGTTGCGCTCTGCACGCCAGGCTCGACAGCGGCCAATTGCGTGGCGAACAAGGTCAGTATCTAAACATCGACAGCCCTCAGCACAGCAACCCCCACAAACCCATTCACGACCGATGCCGGCGGCAACTACTTCTTCTGCGCGGCGGTAGGGCATTATGGAGTCCTGATTTCCTCATCCTACGGGACATATTTTGTCAACGACTTTGCTCTGGTTGACGACTGGTCAAAGGGTGGCACAATGAAAGGCGCACTCACTGATGCTGGGATTTGTCGGACCTCTAACCGGCAACGTGACCGGAAATTCTAGTACTTCCTCCGCATCAGACCACGCGCCAACCCCGTGCGGACCAGGACTCTACTCGCAAGGCAATACGGCCACATGGGCGGCTAACTGCGCACAAGTGAATTGGAGCCAGCTCGGGAGTATCCCTTCCTTCTACTATCAGACAGTGCAAGAGGCAGGCACCACACTCCCGCAACAGCCTGTCCTGAATTTTGATGGAACGGTGGTTGGCACAAACGGGACCGGAAAAACCAACGTGGGGTTGCCGGCTGTCGGAACCGCCGGGACATACAGCAACCCCTCATCGATCACAGTGGACGCGCAAGGTAGAGCCGCTTCCATAACTGCATCCACCGCAGTGGATTATTATTTTTCATTCACCGGATGCACGCTGGCATCTTCGGAAGGATCCCGAACGTATTGCACCGCGACGCTTAATTTCACAACTTCGGCGACTCCAACATACCCCGCTCTTTCTGATGCGGTTTACATCCCAGTTTGCTGGGGGAATGAGACTGACGCCAGCAGCGAGACTATCGGATCAAGTTTTATGTTCACTGTCGGAGGTACTCTCACCACCACGGGATTTACCTACTACGAGGTGGCTCCGGTTGGCCCGGCAAATTCACATACTCCGACACTCTACTGCCATGTCCATCACGATTAGGGGTTTGATAGCGATGGAAGCAGCGGCCAAGAACCAGGGCGCCGAGTCATTTAGGTCTACTGCGCACTTTTTGCTTTTTAAGTTGGACACGATCCGGAGATAAAATGGTTGAGCGCAGGACGAACGTAAGACAATTCGCGGGGGTGAACGCTCTCCAAAAGGACATTGAGCGGCTGACCAAAGAGCGTGATGAGCTTGCCAAAGAGCGAGAGAACTCTCAGACAAGGCTACTTGAAGAGCATGGCGCGGCGCTAGAAGAACTGAAAACTGCCCTAACGCTAGTTGTAGAGCGCACAGATGGCCTTCCGAAAGTCATCGAGAGCATCAAGGACCGCTTGACCGCCCAAGAGAAATGGAAGATCCTCATGACCGGCTACGCGGCCGCCTTTGGCATCATGGGAGCGTTCTTGGGGTGGGTTACAAATTTGGTCTTCCGAGTACACTAAAGAAGGTCTACCATGGAGCCTTTGATCCCTAAGCCGGAATGGCCTCGTGACCTTCCGCAACCCGATGATTTATGAGGGCAACATGAACAGCTTTCCCAAAAATGACGTATTGGAATCCTGCGCAAAGTATGGACCGGTCCTGAAAGTCCCGACAGGACTCGACGGCGAACGCGTGATGATCGCCATTGCCTCCAACGAGAGCACTATTGGCGTCGATTGCGGGCCGCGCCATGAGCCCTTATACGATGTAGGCGGTTCGGTATGGGCTTCGAGTCCTGCGCAGCGTGCGCTTGTGGCTCAGTACGGTCATCTCGGGGCCTCCAGTTTTGGACCATGGCAGACCATGCTCATCAACTGCCCCGGCTTTACTCCTGCTGAACTCGAAACCAGCCTTGACGATTGCGCGCGGTCATTCGTGAGCCACTTCAATTCCTACGTGCATCAGTACGCGCCCAACGACATACGCGAGATAGGTATGATCTGGAATGGCGGCCACATTATGCGGAACCCGAGCATAGGGATTCTTCGCTACTGCTCTGATTTGCAGAAAGCCTACGATTCCGCCGTGAAGCAATCCACATCTGGTGTATACTGATTCCAATATGATTTGGTTTATCAAAAACCTGTTTTGGAAGCGTCTCTGCTCTCTTTGCGACGGCAAATGTTGGATTGAAGTCGGCCATCGCGAAGGAATTCAGGAGCATCTAAAATGCTGCGTTTGCAGCGGGAAGGGAACGTTATGAAGATTCCCGAGCCCTTTTGGGCTACAGTTCTCGCCGTACTGGGGGTTATTCTTGCACTGGCTTGCCTATTTGCTCCATCTCCGGCAAACATCGTCCTCGCAGTGCTTGCCATTGCCTCCAACCTTGTCAGCGGTGCCCTCGGAGCCTTTGCCGGTCACGCAAGTGCAACCAGCAACTCAACAGGACCCAACGCCACAATCAACAACCCTGGCGCCACCTTTCCCGGTGACGCAAACAAGTAGCGCCAAGGAGGCGCAAGACACCATGAGCATTTTCAGCAGCATCGCAAACGCAGGGCATACGTTCGTGTCGTGGTTTGAAACGGAAGTCAACAAGTTTCAGAAGGACGCGCCGGCCATCGAGACATTCATCGAGCAAGGTGTTGCCTATGCCACCGGCGTTCTCAAGATCGTTCTTGCCCAGGTGGACGCCAACTCTCCCGCCGCAGGAATTCTGAGCAAGGCTATCCAGGACCTGCTCACGTTGAGTGCCGTGGCATATGACGCCGGTGCGCATCCCAGTCTAGCCAGTGGGTTTCAGGACGTTGTGAGCAACCTCACCGCGCTGGAGTCTGCGGCGGGAATCAAGAACGTGAACAGTGTGGCAACCGTCGGCA